TATTCTATTTACAAAACCATTGATGTTAACAACATTCGCAGCCGCAGCAAAAGCCTTAACCACAAGACCATTCTGCAAAAGTAGACCAGGGCATACAAGCACCCAACCCGCTTCAGCAGTAAGGGTAATTTCTGTTAATTCATCTGGTGCTGTCGCTCCACCGTATTCAATCGTCAGTTTCCTGTCCGAAGAATCAGTGTTACAGGCATACAACCAGATTTCATCAATATCAGTTGTACCAGCAATAGCAGTGTGAATAGTTGTGCCAGCAGTAGCTGTGGCTGCAACTTTAATATTCTTGCCGTTTGTACCACCTGATAGTAGTTGTTTTGAATATGTTGCCATATTGTTTTTCCTTTATTTAATTGAAAACCGAGTTAGTAAGAATGTTATTGACATCATTCCACGTAGGTGAAGTGATATCAGACGTGAGGGCTACAGTTCCAGTCGCATCAGGGAACGTTATAGTACGATCCGCAGTCGGGTTGGTAGCCGCTATGAAAGTTTCGTGAGCGTCAGCAGCAGAACCTTCGTAAACGAGACGTTGGTTAGAACCATTCAAAAACACGTCATCCGCGAATGTAGCCAAACCAGTTACGCCCAGCGTGCTGCTAAGAGTAGTGGCTTGTGTCACAGTTAAAGCACCACTGACTGTCGTTGTTTGCCCTGATGTGGACAAGTTAGGCGCTCCTGTGGCCCATGTCACAACGTCACTGAAGTTAGTGTTCATTTGTGAAGCAACGATAGAAGTTCCTGCTGTGAAGTTGTTTGTTACAGCTAAAGCCGCCATTTAACGCAATCTCCTAGTCCTGTACATGCCTATTATGGAAGTCATACCCCATTTGCCTCTCGTNGAAGCTGTTGGAGTAACACTAAACCTCAAACTAATAGCCTTCGCTGTCCCAATCGTAGGCCATCTAGCGAATCCGTAGATGTCTTCTGTGCCTATTGCAGCCCATTCGGACGTGTCCCACACTCCGTCACCAGTTAAACCGTCGGTACTAACCCACGTAGCTGGAGAACCAGGTCCTGTTAAAGTCTTGGAATAGCAAACATCTGAGCTTGCTAAACTGTAATCTTTAGTAAACACACATGACTATTACAGTGCTGTTGTCTGATAAAACAATGTTTCTTGGTTTACCCCAACGTTTAATAAAAGTAGGACGATTACCCGAAAACCAGCTTGTTTGATAAAAAGATTCTATTTCGTTAAAAGAAGCATCATAAGTGTCNANATCTACTTCTTCGTCATCAAGTTTACTTATGCGAGTAAAAGCAGAAATAGTCGTAATGTTAGACGTGACACCTATCGGAAAGTGTGTGCTGCCACTGGGACGGTATGCTAACAAGCTGCGNGCATTAATGTCGTATCTAACCCATGCGCCTAAATCGCCTAATGAATAATCCCAAACGAAAGTGTTCCTGCGATCTATCTGATTAGATCCGCTTAGATTATCTTCAGATTGGTAGTCTACAGACAACCACAGTTTCTGATCGAACCACATTAAAGAAGGCGGGTTTGTTAATGTTAAAGCTGGTTGACCCACAGCGTAAGTTAAAGCTGGGTACAATCTTTCAAAAACGTACACGACGTTTTCATTTTGTATAAGGTATAAGCCTTTTTCTCCGTACCAAAAGAAAACTCCCATAGTCGCAGCTACGGGTTGACACCCGTCACGATTTCCCGCCACACGGGAAACGTTTCTTACCTGGAAGTTGTCTCTGCTGAAACCTAAAATTTCGTAAACAGAGTTTTGTTTGAAAATTAGTAAACGGTTCTGATCTGGGATAATAGCGGTAATGAAATCGCCATCTTCTCCAATATCTATGTCAATAAAATCTGTTGCAGTCCAGTTCTCAGCGTCAGATACTTTAGANAACCTGACACGGTTTTTGTGTTCAGTTCCGCTTTCTTCAGTGTAAGCAACCCAAACGTGTTCATTCCACGCTGCGAGATAACGAGCGCACGGGAAATGATTATCCGACCCGTCAAGATCAGGGATCATTGCTGTGGCTGTAGCCCCATCCCATTTCATAGCCGAAACTGTAGTCACACCAGAATCGTTGTGCATCAACTCGCCGTTACTGATGTAAGTAAAACCGTTGAACGTTACAGCAGTGGGAGGTTGAACTGTGTTAAAAAACGGGTTGTCTGCATCTATTTGCACAGGACCTGTGAAATCTCCTGAAGCGTTATCATTGTAATAAAGTTGTGATTGAGAAGTCCCAGTGTCTATAGTCGTAGCAAGAATCTGATTTTGACCCGATTCATAATGGGTCATCAACTTGTTAATCTCATTTGTTAACTCTGTAGCATTAACTTTCGTAACACCATTACGGCGACGCACACCGCCTCTAGGGTCAACAGAAATGTTCATCAAAGCAGGAGATTCATTTTCTCCCATGTTGAACTGGTCAGCTCGAAGATTTAAACCACCCGTAAAATCAGACTTCTCATCGTAACGGTAAGGTTCAGGGGAGTTAGCGGGAGGTAACTGTGCTTGTAAAGCCATCCTTTACGATTCCCATGAATAACGCAAACGATTAGGCAAAAATGATTGAGACATCCACCTGCTTGCACGCATACTGTTCAACAGAACAGGTTGAGAAGCTGGAGTGTCCTCAAAACGTGCGCGTAAATTCTCTAACTCTTGAATAAACTGTGCGTAATACTGTTGCCCCATGGGAGCGTCTTCTTGCTGTTGGTAAGAACGATAAATAACGTACAAAGCCATCACACTACTGAAAGGATCAGGCAAATCGGGAGTGTTAGCATCAGCGATAGCTGTACGAGCAATAGCTGTAGTCCCACCAAACTCCACAGGGTTACGGTAACCACGCAAATAAATAGTGGTACCGCCACCAGGTGTCGGATACAGGCGGATAACCTGATTGCTTATACCAGCACTAGCGCTTGAACCTGAAGCCCACATGGACCAGTACCAAGGTTCACCTGAACTGTTAGAATTAAGCGGATAAATAATATCCGCAGCGTCGTAACCTATAAATTCTAAAACCCTGCTATCAGTTTTAAGCGAAGCTACTTCACGCAACCCAACGTTTTTGGGTGCTGAAGCGCCAGAGAAAGTAACACCATCGTGTGTGATACTAAGATTGGTGGCTACATCCGAGATCGGGTAATCTTTCTGATCGGCTACTGTAACGAAAGAAACAGCAGCTTCGTAAAACGGCCAACGTTTCTCAGAGTACACAATAGCGTTATAACCTTCACGTATGAACGTGTTCATCGTGGCATCAGAAATGTCGTTTGTTGTTATATCAACTATGTTTCTCACATAGTCGCGCATTTGACTTAGTTGCAAATCAAACCCCTACTCGGATTTTTTATTATCAATAACTTTAGTAGATGTTTTTACAGGAGCCTTCTGGACAGGTGATGTGTCTGCGACACGATGAATCCTACGTGATTGTCCAACGGTTTGAGGCCGTGGTGACGAATCTCTGAAATTGGTGCCAGCCCTAGGTTCCCCTGCGGGTCTAACCCCTTTTTTGTACGCATGTTCTTCATATTTAGCCATTAGAACTCCTGTAAAAACTATCTCTATACCATCAAATTATGCAGGTGTGATACCGTACATGTATCCTTGACGGGCGCGGTTACTTGTTGTCAACTCGCCGTAGCAGAGTAGTTGTGAGAATACCGCATCCATGTTTGTAGGACGAACAAACGGAGTTGGTTTAAACCAAACGTCTGAGTGTGCTACAAGTTGTAGATACTTGGTATTCAACATGTACATTTTTCCTTCGCCCGCTAGAACGCCGTCAAATGTTACTGGACATCCCTTGAAAAGAAGGTTCTGGAACCCACCGTCAGCCATGTCGGTGTCGGTGTACCTGATCTGTCCTTCAAGAAGACCCTCGTATGTTTCATACTGGGTTTGTCCTGTGATGATGATTGTAGGCTGATCGTTACCCACTGAACAATTGTTGTAAGTGGTAGCCATGTTTGCTTGAGTAAGTGCGCCTGCTACGTTTGTAACTTGTGATCTCCACCACGAGTTGTCACTATCAGTAGCATCAATACCCGCAAAAGCGGCTGATCCATCATCATTACCTAGACCAACACAAGCGGCTAGACCATTCCAGTCTTTGCCACCGTTGCCGGTGCTGTTTCCATAAAACATGGTATTCATGTTTTCAATAATTGTTTCCTGTGTTTGGAAGATTTTTCCTTCAAGAAGGTCAATTATTTGTGCTTCACCATTATTTTTGGCTTCTTCAATACCGTTGATTGTTACTGTGGCAGCATACTGTTTCCAA